CGAAATTGGATTAAAGTCACATATTGAAACTGCCTTACGCAACACCACAGTCGATAATTTTTATTTTTCTGGTCATAAAGATAAAATCTAATCTTAAACTCCCTCTTTTAGTCTAAAAATCACTAATTATAACATCTATGTATAAATTTCAGCGCCATGCAGATGATTTGATGGACTTTTATCAAAAAAGATTTAAAGTAAAACAAGTTCCACAAGTTGTCTTTAAAGATGATAAGAAAAATAGCCAAAATGTCTTGGGTAGAACCGGTCAATATGATCCTCACAACAAGGTTGTAACTATCTTTGTTACTGGTAGACACGGAAAAGACGTTCTAAGGTCTCTCGCACATGAATTAATCCATCATTTACAAAATGAACGCGGAGACTTAGCAAATATTGGTTCATTAGGGCCGGGATATGCTCAAAAAGATGACCATATGAGAAATATGGAGCGTGAAGCCTACGAACAAGGCAACTTATGTTTAAGAGATTGGGAAGATCAAATCAAAACAAACAACATTCAACTTTATGAAACTATTTATAAAGCAGATGGAACAAAGGAAAATATTACTATGAATTTATACGCCAAGCAAACAAAGCAAACTACGCCGCGGCTTAATGAAGCGGTCATGTCACGGGCCATGGCCCACATGGTTGGAAGATTGGCTTTAAGGACGATACCAGTGCTTGGTTGGGCGATCCCAGCATTCCAGCTAGGGAAATGGTTGGGTTCGAAAATCCCTGGGCGCAAAAGGAGAGCATGGGTCGACATGATGAATAAAAATCCGAGGAAGATGGCTGCCGTGTTGAGAGATTATGCTATAGAGAGCGGTAAATTTCCTGTTATTCTTCAACCGGCGCGCCGCGGTTGGGCGCCGACAGTCAAAGTTTTCAACACTAAAGAGGAAAGAACTAATTATTTGCGGCCTGATAGTCCGGGGAAGGCCAACATTAAAGAAACAAAAGATAAAACTAGAACAAAGGGAGATTCAGTTATGTCACTCAAAGAACAACGAAATGTAAATTTTCACAATAAACTCATGGAATCATGGGGATTTAGCAAAAAAGATGAGGAGTCTGTGCTTTTAAAAGAAGAAAAAGCTCCGGCCGGAGAACCTACTAGCGAAAACATCGAGGAAGGTGCCGGAGTCGGCCTTACAATGGATTTTATTGATGGTTGGAAAGGTGGCCAGAGAACCAACGATGGGGACGAGGGTGACGATGAAGAAAATACACAAGTTTTAAAAACAAATCACCCAAATGATCCCGGAAATCGTACGAAATACAATAAGAAGGTAGAAGAAACCATCCGTAAAGCAATTAGAAACATTTTAAACGAGATTATGTAATGAAAATTGATCTTAATACAATAACAAGGCGATTTTTACTTAATGAAGCTGTCGCACAACCAACTCAACGCGGATATGTTGAATCAGTTATTAAAATTTTAAACGAAATGCGCCCAAAAAGCCAAAAAGAGAGTCGGCAGCTCGAAGTTGCCAAAAAACACCTTCATGAAATCAAGTTAATGAATCTCCGACTTGAAAAAAAGGTTAAAACTTTAGAGGAACAGGTAAAACTACTAGAAGAGGGCAATTAAATGGGTGGTGTCGCTGGTCACTTATCACATCTTTACGACAATAGAGACCTAACTTACAATGAAATGGCCAATATCCTTCAAAAAGCTGCCTCTGGTGAGCTTAAAGGTACTGAAAAGACCGATGGATACAACATTTACTTAGGTTATGTTAATGGATTGCCTCGGGCAGCCCGAAATAAGGGTGATATGTCTCGCGGAGGTATGACATTTGATGATTTATTGAATAGAACCTTCAAAGGGGGCGATAAAGCCAAGATGGCATACGTTTCTGCCTTTAATGCCTATGAAAAAGCCATAAATTCACTCTCAGATGGCCAAAAAGACACTATTTTTGGTCCAAATGGCGATATCTTCTATAATGCAGAGATACAGGGCCCAGTAGCGCCGAATGTTGTCAATTATGACGAAAATATAGTAAACATTCATCATATGGGGCATAAAAGGTACAACAAGGACACTAATCAGCTCGAAATAGTCGATGTAGGCGCCAGATCTCGCTTTTTAGACGAACTTGTCGACAAATTCGAAGAAATAACGGCAGATGACCCCTTTAGTGTCCGCCGTACGGCCTTTTTACAATTAAACAAGATAACAGACGAACAATTTGTTGCAAATATACTTCATAGGATACAATCTAGTGGTTATTCGGGTGATATGACCATTGATGATTATCTAGAAGGCCATTTGGCGCCAATTGTTGATGAAACGTTTCCAGAGCTAAACGACGGCGTTAAACAAGCAATAGTAGACAAAATACTTGAGAAAAAGGGTGCAACTTCAGCAGTACAATTCACAAAAGGTCTACCTAGGGAAGAAAAAAGAAAGATATCCCAATTTAGAAAGGATTCAAAGTTTATAATAAAAAGCTTGATTAAGCCAATTGAAGAACCAATTCATGATTTTGCCGTTGAGTTATTGCGAGGCTTAGAAAGCGCATATATACTAGATAATCAAAAAGAAGTGGAAAGGCTTAAGCAAGAAACAAAAGAAGCGATTACTGCAATTAGAGATTATGAAGGTCCGGGGAAACAAGCTGCTCATGATATTCTACTCAAACAATTAGACAAATTAAAGCACTATGACAATATTGATACAGTTGTTGAAGGTTTCGTTTTTCAATACGATGGCCAAATGTACAAATTCACCGGAAACTTTGCCCCAATAAACCAACTTTTGGGCTTATTTAAATATGGGCGAGGCTCGACTCCTCCAATGGTAAAAGAATCGATTCTAGAACAGAAAGAAGTCAAATATGATAAAAAAATCATAGCTATTTACCCGGGAAGGTTTCAACCAATGGGACAACATCACGCAGAAGTGTTTTTTAGCCTTCTAGACGACCCAGAATATGATAAAGTTTATATTGCAACATCAAATAAGGTTGATATGACGGATAAAGATGGCACACCTAAATCTCCCTTTAACTTTTCTGAAAAACAAAAGATCGCCACACTTTATGGAATTGATCCGTCACAAATTATTGAAACAGGGAATCCCTATAATGCAAAAGAAATAACTGATAATTTTGATCCAGAAGAATATAGAATTGTTTATTTTGTTGGGGACAAGGATATGAGAGAAAATCCAAGATTCAAAAGGACCAGTGGCATTACAAAAGAAGGATATGACTGGAGTATAGAAGTTGCGCCACATGTTCCTATTCATATTCCAAAAATTGGAGAAATGTCCGGTACAAATCTAAGAAAAGCCTTAAGGGACTCAGACGAAGAAAGATTTGATGAAATTATGGGAGACTTTGATCCAGAAATATATGAAATGATTAAAAATAAATTGTCGCGACAAGAACTGGAGGAAGCCCAGTATCAGCTGGGCGTATTTTGTGGGGTAATCGGTCTCTTAACGGAGCACGATCAAGGCAAGGATAAATATAATAAACAAAGATCTGATATGTCTCGCCTGGAAAGGGCAAAAAGAAAATTGAATATACCACAAACCACTAAAAAAGCTTTATCCTATTTCTTAGACAGCTATAAACACCCCACCTCGGCAAATGCGGCGCCATGGGTATCCAATATTGGAGAAAAAAAATATTATAATACAATTTTACCAAAAATACAAGAAATTTTAAAAAACGTTACAGTAGAATACACTGCAGGAGAGAACGATTTTAAAGGTATGTACATCCCGTGGCTCCCTCATACAAATAGAATTGTTATGGAGTTGGAAGAAATAAAAGATATCAAAGAATACAATGCAGTTTTTTTTCACGAGCTGGCACACGTTTTGGATGATGAGCTTAAGATATCAAAAAAGTCGCGCAGGCGAGGACCAAAACTATCTAAAAAATTTATACGAAGACATGGTATCGTGGCTCCGACCATTGCTTCAAATTTAAGTGGTGCTCAAGTCAATGCGCTCTACTCATTGTTAAACTTCAAAAAACTTAAAAATTATCTTGACAAAACGGATCCAAATGATTCTATAATCAACAAGTGGTTTGCTAAAGGCGAAGGAAGAGTTTTTGGAAGTAGGCAATATATTCTACGGCCGATGGAGATATATGCTGAATTGATTTCTTTGCGTACACAATTGGCACAAAAAGTAGACCCCAGAAGCATTTCTGTAAAGGACATTAAAAATCTTTGTATGCAACAAGAAGGATATCGTTTTAATACGGACATTGAGCGTTATTTAAATTGTAGTGGTACAAATATAGACCGTATCACAAAAATATTTAATTTAATAACCAGAGACATTGCTAAGGCACAACCAACTTCAGGAATAGGTCAAATGGCTGAAAGTAACAATGCTCCCGGATCAATGTTTGGAGTTGGGGGCGCCAATATTAATTCAATGGGTACAATGTACCATAAGGTGGCAGAAGATCCGGATGATCCGGACTCGGACGACGATGATGAAGAAGAACTAGAAGAAATGGCTAGTGGCATGGCTGGCGGTGCAGTTGAGGTTGGCGGAATTAGTGGAGTCGTTGGTAGCGAACCAATGCCTGTAAAAAAAGAAAAAAAGAAAAAACCTAAAAAAGTTGATGAAATGACTTACAATTTAACAAACTACTTATTAAAGATAATGGGAGAGAACTAAATGTCTGATATTACCCCTCTTCAAAAAGAAAGAATTAAAAATATTTTAAGAAGAGCAAATACTTTAATGCTGGAGGAACAAAAACAACAACAGCTTAACGAATTGCGTCTTAAGAAGATCATAAGGCATCTTATTTTAGAAGCCGAAGAAGATGTTAATATCACATCAACCGGTATTGCATATCTCGAAAGGGCGCTTGAAGCTATACATGAAACATCAAAAGACGCATACAAACTTTTAAAAACTACGCCGGAGCAGCGAAAGGCTTTTCTTAAAACATGGGAATGGCTATTCAAAGAGATGTTTTTTGGCGACGTGAAAAAACGAAATGCTATCGAGAAAGCGGCTAAAAAAATCGGCTCAGAAGGGTTTACAACAAAAGAAGAGCCTGAAGAGGTGGAAGTAGAGGCGACTGAAGAACTAGTAGATTTAGCAGAAGTTTCTATGCTCAAAGAACAAGAAGAAAAAGAAGAAGAAGATAAAGTGGTTATGAAAGTCACCGATCCAGACTTGGTTAAAGAGCCGAAGCCAGAAGTAGCAGAGAAGACCGAAGAGGAAGAGGAAGAAGAATTCATTGACGATCTTGCATCGGCTCCCGCAGGATCTGATAGAACTGGGCAGGCAGAAGCAGTACGTTTATTTGCGCAAACTAGAAAACAAGTTTTTAATGAGTTTGATCAGTTAGCTGGTGAAGACGCAGAATATTTTTATAAATGGTTTTTCATTAATATGTTAGGGTCTGATAATTCCGGCTTTAGTGCAGAAACAGGTGATAAAGTACTCCCGGGCCATTTTCAAAGAGCTGAATTAGAACTAAAAGAAGATGAAATTGAAACAGATCCAGAACTTCTCCCACCAGAAGATCCAGAAACATATAATTTAGGTGATGCTGATTTCTAAGTATTAGTATTTATTAGTTAAATAATATATTAGCATAATTTATAATATATTTTAAGGGTTAATAATATTACCAAAAAAAGAACAAATAAAAATTATAGTGTTATTAGTAAGTTAAAATCAGAAAAAAAAATATCTGACTCTGTTTTAACTGACTTAAATAATCTCTCTTTAGAAGAAATTATAGCTGTAAAATTAGAGTTGACAAGTCGTTTTTTATGTGGTAAACTCTATGGACTTCCGATTTGGAGGGTCACACGACAAACGGTTACTGATGCTTTATTAAAAACAGCATTAAGTATATCTAAAACTAAAAAAGAAGCAGCAAGATTTTTAGGTATAGATTATTCAGAATATAATAAACTACTTAAAAAGTATAAAACAGTTTCTTTTTTTGATTATGAAGGGGGCGAACTGGTTTCGACAAAGAAAGAATAAAATTAATGTGCAAGACTGTGTAAGTATCACAGTAAAATTACTTAAAATTTAAAATTGCCAACGATAACGTTGAATTTGATTACGCCTTAGCTGCTTAATCGGAAGTTTTTAGTAACTTTCTTAACAAATACTAAACATTTCCAGTTTTAAGAAAAACTGGTGGTACGCGCAAGCAGGTTTGAGTTTGTTGGAGTTCAAATAACCAACTAATCTTGTGAATGACATAATTTTTGATATTTTTTGGACCCGGGTTCGACTCCCGGCGCCTCCACTTTTTTCTTAAAACTTTTTTAAAAACCTGATAGAATGATTTTGTTATTATTAGGAGACTATTTTGGAAGAAACAATAAACAAAATTTGGGAAACATTTGGCATCTTTGATACATTTGAAGAAGCTGATGAGAAAAGAAATGAACTTTCAAAGCTGCACGAAATTGTAAAAGTAAAAAGATGTGGAAAAGATGGTTCTAATTTTAAAATAAAGTTTTGGAACGAACCAGCTCCTAAACAACAAACAAAGAAAAAGTCGAAAAAGAGGAAACAAAAATAATGTCCACTAGACGATTTGCACTTGATTCAAAGGGCAAAAAAGTATATATCAATGATTATGTGCTTTATGAAAATAAAGTATATTTTATTGAGGACATTAAATATTTAACATGGAATAGGGGACAGTATTTAACTCTTGTTGATTCGAGAAATAAGAATAAGAAAATTGACTTCGTATCTCCCAATGATGTTAGGCCAGCTAGAAAGAAAGTTAGACGATGAAAAATATATTAGTAATAGGTACTGGTACTATTGGAGAGCCGCTTATTGGCCTTTTGGCTGATTTCAGAAAGGAGCTAAAATTGGGGAGTGTTTTCTTCCACAAAAGAACTCCTTTGTTAGATGAAGTAGCCAAAGTTAACAGTATGGTAGACAGAGGCGCGGGTCTGGTTGTCGATGAAGATAAAGTAGATAAATTTCAAGATCTTGGTCATGAGCCAGTTTTAACATTCGAAGCTGCTTTAAAGTTAGCAGATGTTATTATAGATTGTACCCCAGCCGGCAACGAATCAAAGGAAGAGTATTACTTACCTTTGATTGAAGATAAGCAGTACAAGAAAAAAATATTCATAGCTCAAGGTAGCGAGAAGGGTTTTGGTATACCTTATGCTCATGGAATAAACGACGATGTATTGACTAAAAATCCTCAGTTTATTCAAGTCGTGAGTTGTAATACACACAACATTTCTTCTTTAATTAAAACATTGTCCCCGAGTATACATAATTTAGTTTATGGCGACTTTACGTGCATTCGTAGAGCCAATGACATAAGTCAAGCCGGAAGTTATATTGCATCTCCTGAAGTTGGAAAGCATTCTGATACGCGCTTCGGTACTCACCATGCAAGAGATACGTACGACCTGTTTAATACTTTGCGTCAATCTCCCAACATTTTCTCAAGCGCCCTAAAAACAAACACTCAATATATGCATATTATTCGTTTTACTATGCAAGTTAAAGGTAGCATGACCATGGAAAGAGTCATCGAATCTTTTAAAGAGAATAAATTTACTTCACTTACCCACAAAACACTAACCAACAAAGTTTTTTCTTTTGGTAGAGATCATGGATATTACGGAAGGATATTTAATCATACCGTTGTTTCCATCCCAGCGCTTTATGTTGGACAATTAAGCGGAGAAAGTTTAATTAGCGGGTATTGTTTTACCCCACAAGATGGCAACTCTATTTTGAGCAGTGTTGCAGCTGCCATGCATGCAATACACGGTAAAAAGTATAAAAAACTTATGGAGGTTTTTGATAAATTCCTATTTAGTGAAGTATGAGAACGTTTATTAAAGAAGTCGGTTATGTTTGCACTCCTCAAAATTTATCTATAAAGATGTCACATGAAAATAGCACCGGAACGGTTAACATATCGTTTTATGATATTAACAAAGAGTGTTTTAATTTAAATTATCGCATGGCCATGACAGATAAAAAAGAGAGTTTTGATAATACACTGGCTCACGTTTTAGATTCTTTGTTTGACCAACTAAACAAAGAAGAATTTCAAGAGTTGATTCTGGACGGGGAGCTTCTTGGGCTTACATTTCACATGTATTTGAAAATGGTAAAAAACAAGGGCGGAAAAACTATCTGGACACGGCGCTAAGTTTTTGATAATCTAAAAAAGTTTTCTCTTGTAGGGTTCTTGCCTTTTCTGGAAAATAATGTATCATATTCTTTTTAATAAATTGTTTTAACGCATCATAATTAACGGATACTACAATTTGATTCATTCCAATAAACACAGAGTGTAATAAACCAATTAATTCGTTATCTTTGTTTAGTATCATCGAACCACTAGACCCGGGAGCTGCAGGAATAGTATAGAAATCCCTAAATCCTACTTTCCCAACATATCTTCCTTCAAATATTGGAACAACGTTGTTATAATGTATGCCAAACGGCGATGCGATGTTTATTGCCCTATCGCCCTCTTTAGGTCCTTCATCGGCAATTGTTACTTCTTCGATCCCCTCAACCAAATCTTCCACAAACATCAAACAAATGTCTATTTCTTTGTCTTGTGATAATATTTCTGCTTTATAAAATCGACCGTCAAGAGTTTGTACTTTTATTTGCCCTTTCACCTTTACTTCTTTTGTCTCCTTGATTCCGTCTTCACAAACATGAGCAGCCGTCAAAGCGAAGCTTCCTAGAGATGTTTTTTTTATCACAAAACCGGAGCCAACCGATGTGTAAGTATTGCTATTGCATTTTTCTTTTACGCATTTTTGTAAATTTAATATTTTCTTTACAAATAGATAAGATTTACGTGGTAACTGTTCTTTCGAAAATTGAGTAGTTATACCGCATGACAAAAAAGCCGGTATTATAAGTAAGCAGACAAATTTTCTAAAAAACACATTTTTCCTCCTTCATGAGAGTTTATTCCCACATAATAAATATAGAATAAAAACCTTTGTTCGTTTTTAAAAAAGAAAAAAGCAAAACTATTTATTTTACAACCGTATTTGGTATACGTCATATAGACGTTAATTCAAAAGGTTACGCTTTTTATGGCTAAAAAAATATATGTATTAGATACAAGTGTTTACTTGACCGATTCAAACTCTTTCCTGTCATATGGAAATAACGATATTGTAATCCCTTTAAAAGTTTTAGAAGAAATAGATAATCACAAAAAGAGACAAGACAGTGTTGGCGCAAACGCAAGAGAAGTGATTCGAAAGCTAGACTCGCTAAGGGAGCAGGGGAGTCTCTACAAGGGTGTAAGATTGGCCAAAGGCAAAGGAATACTGTATGCCAAATTGTACAAAAGAGAAAACCTACCAGAAGATTTAGATTTAAGTATTCCGGATAATGAAATCATTGCTGTGGCCTTAAATCAAAAGAAGGAAACCCCGAGAAAAAAAGTTGTTGTTGTCACCCGCGACATTAATATGAGAGTGAAATGTGATGCCCTAGGATTAATCACTGAAGATTACCATATTAATCAAGTAGTTAAAGACACGAGTGCCATATATACAGGATTTAATAAGCATCTTATAGATGAACCAGTGTTGGACAGATTTTATAAGGACGAAGATGTTTTTATAGACAAGGATGAGCGGCCAATGATGCCAAATCAATTTGTTATGTTGGTTTCAAATCAAAATGAAAAGAAAACTGGACTGGCTCGATTTATAAAACATGATAGTCCGCTGAAAAGAATCAATGGTGTACACAAAAAAGGGATTTGGGGTGTTGTGCCAAGAAACAAAGAACAAATATTTGCTTTAGACCTCCTAAAAGACAAAAATATTAATATTGTCACTCTTGTGGGGTCTGCAGGCACTGGAAAAACACTCCTCGCTATAGCGACCGGCTTACAACATGTGATGGAGGCAAAACATTATAAACGATTGGTTATTTCTAGACCAATTCAGCCCATGGGCCGAGATATTGGTTTCTTGCCGGGAACAATGGAAGAAAAGATGGCGCCATGGGTCGCTCCAATTCAGGATAATTTAAGATTCTTAATGGGTAACGACAGAGAAACACTAGATATGTATATGGCGAATGGGACTATTGAAGTGGAAGCCTTGACCTATATAAGGGGTCGTTCTATTTCTGATGCGTTTATTATTATTGATGAGGCCCAAAATCTCACAGCCCATGAATTAAAAACAATTCTTACACGTGTGGGTGAAAATACAAAAATTGTCTTAACAGGCGATGTCGAACAAATAGATAATGTTTATATTGATGAAACTTCCAATGGTCTTACACATGCTGTAGAAAAATTTAAAACGCTCGAAATCGCGGGACACGTAACACTTCTTAAGGGTGAAAGATCAAAGGTTGCATCGATTGCAGCAAAAATTCTTTAAAAAAAAAATTAAAAATGCTAATATTTAACTTGACTTGGAGGAAACTATGGAATATAATGTTAATGAGAGTCCGGATTTGCATCTAAAAGTGGATAAAGAAAACCCGCTTAAAACTTGGCTTGTGGATTATGTTGGCGAACAACTTGATCCTGAAAACGACGAAGTTAATGTGGAAATGATTATCGAGGTTGTAGCACGAGAATTCCCAGAATTTTTACTGCCAATTGCAGAAGAAAATTTTATTAGAGGATATAGACAGGCTATGATGGATGTAAAGTCGGCTGAAGAAACAAAAAAGGCAAGTAGTGCTTGAGAGAATATATTAAAGAATCTGCCTCTAGGCTGTTCGAGAAAAATTATAGGCTTCACAATCATAAGGTATATATGGTAAAACCATTTACCAATGATGTAGACTTTTCTTCTGTATTGCAGAAAATAGAAGACTATATACCGCAACACTTAATGAACAACTTTGAGGGAATATATGTTGGAAATTTTAGTGATTTCAACAAGAAAGGGCGCCCCTTCAACGCAGTATTTAAAGATGGTGCCATTTATATTTCCAACAATCAAGATGACGGCGAAGATCTGATTGATGATATTATACATGAAATTTCTCACTCAATAGAAGAGGATGAGGGATTAAATGATATCATATATGGTGACGGCGCCTTAGAATCTGAGTTTCTAGCCAAGAGGCAGTCCCTCTATCACCTGTTAGACAAGCCAACAGTAAACATGGGGTATTATCTAGAGCCAGAATACAATAAAGGGTTTGACAAGCATCTTTATAATGATTTAGGATATGATTATTTAAGGACTATATCATCTCGTTTGTTTTATTCTCCATACGCTATTACCTCCTTGAGAGAATATTGGGCAAATGGTTTTGAGAATTATATTCTTGGAGATACACGCCGATTAAAAGACTTAAGCCCTGTACTTTTTAAAAAAGTAACAGAGGTTATAAACAAAGAAGAGGAAGAATACTAAAGTGAAAGTTAAAAAAATAACAGAAAAAACAGTTGAGGTTACACTAGAGGTTAACTCTTCTTATAATAAAAACCCAAAAGAAAGAAAGAGATATAATAATTCTTATATAATTCAAGAGTATGAGAAAAAATATCCAAAAGAAAAGGTCACGTCAGTGTTAATGGGCTGTGAGCTTGACAATTTTACAAAAACTGGTAAATTTACGGGAGTCTGGGTACTTGAACTAGAAAGGCCAGAAAAAAAACCGGTCACGAAAAAAGGCAAAAGTAGAAAACAGAAGTCTTCTACAAAATAATATTATGGCACACATTTCTTATTCGGAGCTTAAAGAGTGGACTACTTGTCCATGGAAGCATAAGTTAAAATACATTGATAAACTAAATGCATTCTTTGGAAATGAGCACACTGCTTTTGGTACAGCAATGCACACTGTTTGTGAAAATTTGGTACAAGAAACAAAAGTTGACTACAAACAACTATTCCAAGAAGAATTTCTTAAAAACTTAAAAGAGCTGAGAGAGACTGACTCAGAGTATAGTTTTAATCAAGAACTAGTAACCGGGATGAGATCCCAAGGTGATAACCTTGTTGATTACATACTGCCAGCATTAAAAAAATATTTTGGTTCTTTCGAGCTGGTTTCTGTTGAGGAAAAGCTTTTTGAAGAAATAAAAGATATAGATTATGATTTCAAAGGGTTTGTTGACCTTGTTATAAAAACAAAGGATGGGATAACACATGTAATAGACTGGAAAACGTGTGGATGGGGCTGGGACACTCGCAAAAAAAGCGATAAAATAACCACTTACCAAATAACTCTTTATAAGCACTTTTGGTGTAAAAAGCACAATGTCGACCCCAAAGAGGTACAAACACACTTTGCACTCTTGAAAAGAACAGCCAAGAAGAACACAGTTGAGTTCTTCAAGGTGACCAGCGGCGCAAAAAAAATTGAAAATGCCCTTAAATTATTGAACAAAGCCGTGTACAATATCAAAAAGAAAAGTTACATTAAAAATAGATTATCATGCTATGGAAGATACGGTGCATGTGAATTCTATAAAACTGAACACTGTAAGTGAGGGTTAAATGAACGATAAAATTAAGCTTTTTACCATAGGTGACATGCCGTTTAGTCCCAGCGGCGTGGCCACACAAACAAAATATATGTGCGATGCATTACTTAATTCTGGAAAATTTCAAATTCTAAGTTTTGGTGGCGCAATGAGACATCATAATTATCAACCAATTAAAACGGAAGAATATGGCGATGATTGGATCGTATTTCCAGTTGATGGATACGGAACGCAAGATATGGTGCGGTCAATGATAAGACAGCACAAACCGGATATTTTGTGGTTTATGACCGACCCTAGATTTTATGGTTGGTTATGGGAGATTGAAAACGAAATTAGGCCGTTGTTGCCAATGGTTTATTATCACGTTTGGGATAACACTCCGTATCCAACATTTAACAAAGTTCTTTACGAATCCAATGATAGGGTCGCGACTATATCTAAAGTTACAGATGATATTGTGAAGACAGTAGCACCTTCTGTTAGTTCCAAATACATCCCCCACGCAGTTAATCACAATATTTTCAAGCCCTTGGAAAAAGAAGTTGTCGAGGAGTTTAAGAAACATGCTTTAGGCGATTATTATGACGAAGACAGGTTTATTTTCTTTTGGAACAATAGAAATGCTAGGAGAAAACAAAGCGGTTCTTTGATATTTTGGTTTAATGAGTTTTTAAAAAAGGTCGGAAAAGACAAAGCTACACTAATCATGCATACTGAAGTAAAGGATCCTCATGGTCAAGATCTTAAAGCAATTATAGATAGCTTAGATATAAACAAGGGACAGGTTTTATTTTCACAAAAGAAAGTAAATCCGGAAGATCTGGCAAAAATGTATAATGCTGCTGATTGCACAATTAATATCGCAGACGCAGAAGGCTTCGGACTTGGAACGTTGGAGTCCTTATCTTGCGGCACGCCAATAATTGTCAATATGACTGGCGGTCTTCAAGAACAAGTTACAGATGGGGAAAACTGGTTCGGTATCGGGTTACAACCCGGTTCAAGAGCAATTGTTGGATCACAAGAGATTCCATGGATCTATGAAGATCGCATGAATGGAGATGATGTGATCGCAGCAATGGAGAAAATGTACAATTATTCCAAAGAAGAAAGAGAAGAGTTTGGCAAATTAGGTCGAGAGCATGCTCTTAAAAATTATAGTTTTGATACATTCAAGGAAACTTGGATTGATTATTTAACAGATTTGCATGAAACTGAAGGTTCATGGGATACTCGTAAAAAAATACAACGCTGGAGCTTGGAGGAAATATAAATGAAAAAGAAAGTTATTGTACGCGCGCCAGCTTTAACAAGAACTGGATATGGAGAACATGGTCGATTTGTCTTGCGATGTCTTCGTACGCTGGAAGATAAGTTAGATATTTACTTAATGCCGGTGCCATGGGGCCAGTCTAACTGGATTTGGGAAAACAACGATGAAAGGGTGTGGCTGGACAAGATTATAAATAAGACAGCGCTTTACCAACAAAAAGAAGTACCCGGTGGTCATTATGACATAAGTATACAAGTTACAATACCAAACGAGTGGGAGCCGCTGGCACCGGTGAATATTGGAGTCACGGCAGGCATTGAAACAACAAAAGTATCGCCAATTTGGATCCAAAAAGTGAATGCCATGGACAAAGTTATAACTATTTCAGAGCACTCAAAGAATAGTTTTATAAACACATTATATGATGGGGTCAATAATCAAACAAATGAGCCGGTCAAGTTGCAGTGCAATAAAGATATAGAAGTTGTACACTATCCGGTTAAAGAGTTCGAAGATGTAGAGTTGGACATTGATTTTGAAACTGATTTTAATTTTTTGACTGTTGCTCAATTTGGCACGAGAAAAAACTTAGGAAATACTTTGACATGGTTTGTTGAGGAATTCATTGACAATCCAAATGTAGGGTTAGTGGTTAAAACATTCTTTAAGGGTGGTTCCAAAATTGATCGCAAGATAATACGGCAAAAGTTGGAACAAATGTTAGAAAAATATGACCATAGGCAATGTAAGGTTTATTTTTTACATGGAGACTTAACAGAACAAGAGATGCACGCGCTTTATAAGCATGAAAAAATTAAGAGTTTAGTGTCCCTTTCTCATGGAGAGGGTTTCGGCCTTCCTTTGTTCGAGGCAGCTTATTCTGGACTTCCAATTATTGCTCCGGATTGGAGTGGCCATGTTGATTTTCTTTACAAGCCGTCCAAAGGAAAGAAGGGAAAAGAAAAGTTAAAGGCCCATTTTGGTAGGGTTGATTACGATATAAGTCCGGTTCAAAAAGAAGCTCATTGGGACGGAGTAGTACAAGCTGACTCTATGTGGTGCTTTCCGCAACAGGGGTCATACAAGATGAAATTACGTGAAGTTTATAAGGACCATGGCAGATTTAAGAAACAAGCAGCTATCCTTAAAGAACATATACTAGAAAATTTTACTTTTGAAAAACAGTCTAAAAAGATGATTGATAATATCATTTCTGAGGACGAATTTGAAATTGCAGATTGGCTCAATGAACTGGAGAATGAAATTCAAGTACACTCATGAAAATTGTATTTATAGCTGATTTTTTTGTTGATGAGGTTCCCGGCGGAGGTGAACTAAATAATGAAGAATTTATATCGCTGCTGAACAAAACCAAAAATTATTACAACGAAGTGTTAAAAATAAAATCTTCTGATGTCTCGACTGGTTTTTTGCAAGAGCATCGCGACTTGAATTTTATAGTATCCAATTTCATTAACTTAAGACCAGAAAGCAAAGAATTTATTGAGAATAATTGTAAATATGTTATATATGAACATGATCACAAATATTTAATCAATAGAAATCCCGCAAAGTACAAAAACTTTCAGGCGCCCCCCGAAGCAATTGTTAATTTAAATTTTTATAAGAACGCACAAGCTGTTTTATGCCAGTCTAATTTTCACGCCGATGTCGTTAAAAAAAATTTAAATTTAAATAATATTATTAGTCTAGGTGGAAACCTGTGGGATGTTAAAGCATTGGAGAAGATGGAAGAATATTCTTTAAAGAGCAAAAAACAAAATTGCTCAATTATGAAGTCTCCCATCTCGCATAAAAATACAATCGGTGCAGTAAATTACTGTGTTAAGCAAAATATACCATTTGAGTTAATTGAGCCGTGCCCGTATTATGATTTTCTGGATAGGATCAGCAACAACGATACTTTCGCCTTCTTTCCTCAGACTCCAGAGACATTATCGCGTGTAGTGGTGGAAGCAAGAATGATGGGAATGAAAGTAATAACAAATAGTCTGGTTGGCGCTTCAAAAGAACCATGGTTCGAACTTAAAGGTAAAGAATTAGTCGAAAAAATGACAGACAAAAGAAAAGATATACTGAATACAGTGCTAGGAACTCTTGAAAATGGAAAATAATTTTATAATCGTAGTCCCTTTTTATAACGTTGAGGAGTGGATAACTTATTGTGTGCGAAGCGTCAAGGCGCAAAAATATAAAAATTATAAATGTTATCTTATCGATGATATATCAACAGACAAAACACCAGAAATAATTAAAAAAGAAATTGAAGGAAACGACAAGTTCGAATTAATTCAAAACACTGAAAAAAAATATGCACTTAAAAACATTCACGACACATTAGAACTGGCCAAACCAGACGATAAAGACATTATTGTGATATTAGATGGCGACGACTGGCTTGCGTCTGCAAATGTGCTAGAAAAATTAAACGATACGTACAACGCAGAAGATTGTTGGATGACTTTTGGAAGTTACGTGGAATACCCCAAAAACGTACGTGGTAAGTTTGCCAAGAAAATATCTGATGATATTATTGATAAAAATCTCTTTCGAGAAAGTGAATGGATGTCATCTCACTTAAGGACCTTTAGACATAAACTATGGGAAAAAATAGATAAACAAGATTTTGTTTTTTCTCAAACTGATAAGTTCTATAAAGCTGCTTGGGATTTGGCTTTTGTTTTCCCAATGTTGGAAATGGCCGGCCAAAAAGCAAAATATGTAAAAGATATATTGTATATTTATAACCGATCGAATCCTTTAAATGAGGACAAAATTAATCACAACGTACAGCTTACAGAAGAACAGGAAGTTAGAAAAAAACAAAAGTATTCTTTACTGGAGGAATTACTGTGAAAATTTTGGTTACTGGAGGCTGTGGATTTATTGGCAGCAACTTAGTGGATTTACTGGTGGAAGAAAACCATCAAGAAAATGAAGTTATTGTTATTGATAATCTCATCACCGGCAAAGAAGAGAACTGCAATGAATTGGCGACATATATAATCGATGATGTGGGAGAGGTTATCTCTAACAACGATTTAAAAGACGTAGATGTCATATATCACTTGGCCGCCATGCCAAGAATTCAGCCTAGCTTCAATAAGCCGTTATATACTTTTAATAACAATGCCCAGAACACTACGCTTGTTTGTGAATTTGCTAGAAAGAATAATGCTAAAATTGTATACGCTGGTTCAAGTACATATTATGGTGGTGTGTATTTAAATCCATATGCATTCTCTAAGTGGGTCGGGGAAGAAGTTTGTAAAATGTATAGTCAAATATACGATGTAACAACTTCAATTGCAAGATTTTTTAATGTGTATGGCCCTCGCCATTTGAAAACGGGCCCATATTCAACCGTTGTTGGTATCTTTGAAGAACAATATAAAAACAATGAACCGTTAACGATTACAGGTGATGGAGAACAGCGCCGCGACTTTACACATATTAATGATATTTGCCGCGGCCTAATAGCAATGTCGAAAGGAAGCCACAAAGGCGAAGTTTTCAACTTGGGCACCGGTGTTAATTATTCAATAAATGAATTGGCTGCTATGTTTAATGGTGCCCCAACAAAATACATTCCTAAACGCCCCGGCGAGGCTCAAGAGACTCTGGCAGACATATCAAAAATAAACGGCGAATCCGGATGGACACCAGAGTACAATTTACAAGATTATATTAAGAATGAGGTAAAAAAATGAACATCTTAGGACTACTATCGAGTCATGATTGCGCTTTT